GGCGCGAACGGCAGTGGGGGCTTTCTACTGCGCCAGCGAGGGGCTGTCGGTCATCGAGAACAGCGTGGCGGCCGGAATACCCGCACCGCAGTTCCTGAAGGATGCCCTGCGGCAACTGAGCGAGGAAAAGTTCAGCGGTCATGCTGACCAGTGACGAGATGGAGGCCATGCGGGCTGTTCAGTCGGCGGCGATGCCTGACAGCTGCACCGTCAAGCGGCTGACGGTGACCTCTGATGGCGCAGGCGGGCAGACCGATTCATGGGACACGAGCGCGACAGTGAACTGTCGGCTGGGTCGACTCGGCAGCAGCGGTGAGGAGCGCATCATTGCCGACCGACTGGCCGCAGTGACGCCGGTGCTCGTGACGCTGCCAGCTGGCACCGACGTCGGGCCTCATGATCGCATTGAGGTGGACAGCCGCACGTTCGAGGTGGTGGCTGTGCTGGCGACGGGCGTCTGGGAAACGGCGCGGCGTGTTGTCTGTGTTGAGGTGCAGTAGCGATGCTCGCCATACGGCTGACCTGCGATCGGTTGGGCGAGCTGGCCGAGCAGATGCACGACAAGGCCAGTGAGGCGGTGCGGGCCACAGCCTTTGCGATTCAGGACAGGGCGCAGGCGCTGGCCCCTGTGGACACAGGTGCGCTCAGAAACAGCCACTATGCCGCCACCCGGCAGGGGAGCGGCTACGGCGATGCGGCGCAGGCAGCAGCCAGGGCGAATCCAGAGGTGCCGCTGCTGCCCGAGGTGCAGACACCTCGGGATGACATGACCGCTATCGTCGCCGTGGGCGCCGAGTACGGGATGCATGTCGAGTATGGCACCAAGCGGCAGCCGCCCAGGCCCTATCTGACGCCCGCCGCTGAGAGCATGCGCGACGAGTTCACACAGGCTATGACGAGGTTGCTGGCGTAATGGAGCCGGTTCGAGCTGCAAGCTGGCTGTACGGGATCTTGATCAACGACATCAAGCTGTCTGGCAGTATCGGTTCAGCCATCTACACCGGCACGGCACCGGCGGGCGCATCACCTCCCTATGTCCTGATCAATCACCTGACCGGCCGCGACGTCATGGGCGTGGGCACAACGCGGGTGATGACCCACCTCATTTATCAGGTAAAGGTCGTCGGGGAGACGCAGAGCTTTGTCGCTCTGGAGGCGATCGCCGATCGGATCGACGTTCTGCTGCACGGAGCCAGTGGAGAGAGCGCAGGGATGCCAGGGACTCTGGGTGCTGAGCTGTTGTCATGCGTGCGGACGGGCACGGTGTCGTATGCGGAAGAGGCCGAGGGGCGGCCATACAGGCACCTCGGCGGTATCTATGAGTTGACGGCGACGAACAGAGGACCGCAGCGGCCGGAAGAACCAGAAGACCCGGGATCATAGGGCCATAGGAGGACGATATGACGGAGAGAGCAACACTCAATCAGATCACCCAGGTGGGCGTGGAGACAACGCCGGGCAATGAGGCGGCGGCCAACAAGCTGCTGCAGGCCCTCACGATCTCGCCAGGCATCGCTGTGGATGTCTCCCGCTTTCGACCTGCGGGCGGCAAGTTCACGACGCTGGCAGCGCTTGGCAAAGAGTGGGTGGACGCTCGCATCGAGGGGCAGGGATGCTACAACCATCTCGCCTATCTGTTCAGCAGCGTCCTGTCATTCGCCTCGCCAGTGAAGCAGGGATCGACGGATGCCTACAAGTGGACGTTCACGCCTGCACACAGCGCAGCGGACACGATCAAGACGTTTACGGTCGAACAGGGCTCGGATGCGCGAGCGGGCAAGTTCACCTACGGTCTGGTGACGCAGGTGGGACTGCGGATCGACCGCTCTGGCGTGGCCGTGACTGGCGCGATGATAGGGCAGGCCTATCAGGATGGCATCAGCATGACGGGATCGCCCACGGCCGTGGACGCGCAGCCGATCCAGCCCACAGAGGTGGACATCTACCTCGACGACACCGGTACGGGCATCGGTACCACCAAGCTTGCACGCGCCCTGCGCGCCGAGTTTGAGATCGGCGACCGGTATGCCCCGGTGTGGCCGCTGAACAGCGCCATCGACGGCTTTGCCGCTCACGTTGAGACCGCGCCCACGGCGTCACTGCGGCTGCTGGTAGAGGCTGATCAGGAGGGCATGGGGCTGCTCAGCGCCATGCGCGCTGGTGCCAAGCGCTTTGTGCGGCTGCTGGCGACCGGCCCGATCATCGCGGATACGTACCACTACAAGCTGGCGCTGGACGTGTGCGGTGTGGTGGCCGAGGTGAGCGAGTTCTCCGATGAGGATGGCGTCTACGGCATCGAGTGGACGCTCGACGTCGCTTACGACGCCACGTGGCAGAAGGCGCTGACCGTCGAGTTGGTCAACACGGTCTCGGCGCTGTGACGGTAAAGAGGAGGGTGCATGAGACTCAGTGACCTGGGGCGTGAGCGCACCATCAGTGTGCAATATGAGGGGGCGGCGATCGCCGTAACGTTCAGCCCCAAAGCCGCCAACGCCGAATGGCTGGAGCAGATGGCCTCAGACGCCGACGAGCGGAGCAAGAGCTTTGTGGAACTGCTGGCTGACGTGCTGGTGCACTGGGATGTAGAGGATGACGACGGGCAGCCGTTGCCGCCGACAGCGCAGATTCTGAGGCAGGTGCCCTTTGATCTGCTGAACCTGCTGGGCGAGCAAATCCTCGAGAGCCTGGCCCCAAAAAAAGCGAATGCCAGGCCCTGAGACGGTACCTCGCAAGCGACGGCGAGTTCGGCTGGATGCCCGAGTGGTATGCGAGCCTGCAGGCGGCGCGTTATCTGAAGGTAGCGCCGTGGGATCTCGCCGAACAGAGCATCGGCTGGACGAATCTGGCGCTGGCGGCCATCGACGCTGAGAGCAAGGCAACACAGGACAGGGCGAAGAGATAGTGGCGATCAAGGCAGCACAACTGCTGGTGGAGGTGAAGGCGGACACCGCCCACGCCGAGCGCGGCATGCGGCAGGTGCAGCAGCAGGCCAGAGGTCTGGGCGCCGGTCTGGGCGGCATCGCCAAGCTCGCGGGCGGCGCTGTGGCCGCTCTGGGCGGCATCGCTGTCGCCAAGCGGCTGTTCAGCGCTGCCAAGAGCGCGGTGGTGGACTTTAATGCCAGCCTTGAGCAGAGCGAGATCGCGTGGGCCACCATGCTCGGCTCTGAACGTGCGGCGCGGCGCATGATGAGCAACCTGCAGCAGTTCGCCAAAGAGACCCCCTTTGAGTTCGCCGAGCTGGAGGAGGCCTCCCGCCGCCTGCTCGCCATGGGGTTCAGTGCGCAGGAGATCCTGCCGACGATGACCAGCCTCGGCGACGCCGCAGCAGCGCTCGGTCTGGGCACAGAGGGGGTGAACCGGCTGGGCCTGGCACTGGGGCAGATGCGCGCCAAGACCAAAGTCTCGGCTGAGGAGATGAGGCAGCTCACTGAGGCGGGGGTGCCAGCATGGGAGATACTGGCGCAGGCAGTGGGCAAACCGATTCCCGAGGTGATGAGGCTCGCCAGCGCGGGCAAGATCGCCGCCACCACCTTCATCAACGCCTTTGAGACCTTCTCACAGCAGAACTATGGCGGCATGATGGAGCGCCAGAGCCAGACCTTCAAGGGCGCAATGTCAAACATCAAGGACTCACTGACGCAGGCTGCGGCAACGGCGTTTCAGCCGCTGTTCGCCAAGCTCAGTGAGGGCGCCCAACGCATCGCCTCTTTCCTGAACACCGAGCAGTTTGACCGGTTCGTGGCGCGCACTCGCGGACTGGTCAGCGGCGCTGTCGCGCTGGTCGGGAATCTGTCGGAACGCTGGCACTTTTTCTGGGGACGCATTCAGGGCAGCACGTCCGAGGTCACCGACGCTGTTCAGGAGCGGGTCTATACACTGGTGGGCTGGGTCAGCGAAAACCTGCCGGTGATGCAGGAGATCGTCGGCGAGGTGGTCAACAGGATCAGAGGGCTATGGGAGGAGCACGGCGAGCGCATCGTCACCTCAGTGCGCGGGGTGTGGGGAACGCTACAGGAGCAGATGCGCACGTCGCTGGCCATCCTCGGTGAGGTGCTGGGCGTCTTCCTGTCGGCGCTCAAGGGCGACTGGGAGGACGTCTGGGAGCGGTGCAAGACGATCGTGGTGCTGGCCTGGAACTCGATGGTCGAGTATCTGGGCACCAGCGCCAGATCTGTGCTGCAGATCATCGGCTCGGTGCTGCAGGCGCTGGGCGTCGAAGACCCCACAGAGCGCTGGATGGGCAAGATCGACCAGTGGGTCGATCGCGTCAAGGCGTCGACGGCCGAGGCTCTGGGCGTGGCGGATCGCGTGAAACAGGTGACGGACGAGACCGAGCGGCTGGCGGACGCGGGCAGGAAGATCCACGAGAAGGCGAACCAGGGCCTGCGCAATCTTGAGCGCGAGGCGTCCAAGGGCGTGGGCGGCCTGCGCGAGGTGGAGTCCGCTGCTCTGGCCGCTGCCCGCGGCGCTGAAGTGGCGGCGCAGAGCTTTGACACCATGGGCTCGTCTGCGGGCAACGCCAGCGCCAACCTCAGCGACATGACAGCGGCGCTGGTGCGTGCGCACCCTGCCTCTGTCGCCATGGCGCAGGCTGTGGCGGGCCGGGAGGCGCAGATCGCCGGCATCAATGCAGCGCTGCAGGCCAACCAGCGCAGGCAGCGCGAGATGCAGGAGGCCCTCTCTCGCACTCAGGCTCGCATTGGCGAGCTCAACACGCAGCTGAATGAGGCCCAGCGACGTCTGGTAGAGCTGGCAAACCCTCGGCTCGTGGGCATGACGGGGCTCGATCGCCAGATTCAGGCGGTGCAGGATCACCTCAAACGGGTCGAGCTGGCGGAGCTGTTGGGCAGGCCGCTGGCCGAGATCGTGCGACAGTATCCACTGCTGACCGCGGGCGCAGAGGAGTATATCCGCAGGCTGGAACCTGGGGAGCAGGCGCTGCGCGACCAGCTGAGGGCGCTGCAGCTGATGCAGTCCCTGCAGTTCGACGAGCGGCTGCGGCTGCTGCAGCAGGCGGCCGCTGAAGAGATCAGCGAGACCACCTATGAGGCGGCGCTGGAGGCCATCGTCGCGACAAAGCAGGAGATCAGCGACCTGTCCGCCGCACTGGCGCAACAGGAGGCCAGGGCGCTGCGGCAGGAGGCCGCACTGGCGAAGGTACGAGCCGAGGCAGAGCGTCTGAACGATGCCCTGCAGGGCTATCAGGCGCAACTGCAGGCGGCACAACAGGCGCAAACGCTGGTCAACCAGGGGCTGGAGCTGGCCTATAGCTGGTTCCT